TTTTTGTCAGGGATTTCCCTTTACGGCCAACTATAAGTTGTCGTCTGTGTCTCCTATTAAGTCGCGCAATCAGCCTGTGATTGTGACGTCTAATAAGACGATCGAAGAGGTGTTTCATCATGTGTATGAAATGAACCCGAATGCTTTGAGTGCTCTTAAAGAGCGTTTTATTGTGGTTACTCTTTCTCGAGAGTTCGATCTTTACCCTCAGTAAAATCAGTCCGTATAACGGATGCGTCCAATCAGTGGGCATGTGGCGGTTTCGATATTCCAGAAACCATTGGCAGCGAATTGTGTTGAACGAAAGATAACGTAGAGTGCTCCCGTTGAAATGTCGGCAATGGTCATTGGGGTGCTTTGTCCTGAATAGACAGATTCGAGTCCAGGGATTTTGATGTATTCATCAATGGATTGATGAAATGAAGTCTCGGCTCCAGTGGAGAGATTGCCTATGGCGGGATTTGAAGGAGGGTTGTAGCGACAATCGCGAAGGACGCGGAAGCGATCCATGTTGTCGTAGCGAGGTGGGTCTGTGACATTGCTTGCTTCCGTGCCGTTTTGGATGGTGTTGCCGAATATGGTGTTGAAGGTAGGAAGGACTCCCGTGGGTTGTTTGTCCCAGACGATTACCATGCGTAGGATAGGGGCGTCTCCGTTCTCCGTGGCTGATGCGAGATTGGTTAGGACGGCTCCGCCAGTGATACGCAGGCTCTTGATGTGAGTTTTGCGTCCGATGCGGTTCCATGAACCAGTGCCAGTTTGAATGAGATTCATTGGTACGATTTGGCCGTTGGTGTTGGTGGTTGCAATGACTCCCGTGTTGATTGTTGCTGCAATATCAGTGTCCATGCCTTTGAGTTCAATTCGCGCGGGAATTGATCGAACAAGATTGCGAGGCAATACTTTGAACTTTTGGCTCAATCGGCCTAGGCGCCATCGGGAGAGTCCGGCCACTGCTGCGTCGTAGTTGGGGTTGCGTCCGGTTTGTCCACGTGCCTTCTTGCTGCTTTGATAATCGTAACCTCCACGCTTCATGCTGTCTGCTTGTCCGTCAAAAAACCCGGTCCGGGTTGTAATGCGCCAGTTTTGTGTCTGAACTGAGCCCTCAGTACCGACTTGTGGGTTTCAAATTCAAATTTTGGCGGGAACTATTTCTGTGACTATTCTATATTGGTCAGCCGCCCCGAAGGGCGCGGCGTCTACTCTCTGTGTGGCCCGACGGCGAGTTGGTTACTATGTGTAGCCCCTGCGGCGAGCCTGGTATATGACCCTAGTTAAAAGAGCTGAACCGTAGCGCGCCGCTTGCGTGCGCGCGTAGGTGCTCAGCCCCCGTACCTGACTGACTTAACTATTTCTAAATTGGGATAAAGTGGGGTGATTTTTATTTGTTTTCATCAAACTTCATTTCTTCTTCAGAATGGGTTGTTCCGACCATGATTTCAGATCTCCTTCTTCTGAGTCGTAGTATCCATGTTGAACATCTTCGGAATCCTCTTCTTCCTCTGTCGAGGCGCTGTGATATCCAGTGTTGAATAGATCGTTCGTCTCAGGCCCGGTATGATCATCATCATCGTCTTCTTCGGACATTGGGATGTATCCTGCTGATTCCAAAAGCTTTTGGCCGCCAGAGAGATTGATAGGCCGTTCTTCTCGCCCGTCCACGTCCATTTCATTGTCTTCGGGGATTGATTGGAGACCGTCTCGAGAGTGAGCCAGGGATCGGATGCTGTTCTCACGAGTGACAAGTCTGTCACTGTCTTGGTATCGCCAGGTGCTTGGTCCGTAACCGGGGCAGATTGGGTGTCGTTGCTTGTAGCGTCCACATCCACACTCTGGTTGCTCATTGCCTTGCATTGTCGAGAGTTAAAATGAGTTAACTTGGCTTAAATAGGGAACTGAAGGTTACTTCTTAAAGTAATCTTACTGATCTGTCCAGATGGTTGCTATATATAGATTTGCCTTGAGCTATATATAGATTTGCCTCGACTGAAGGTCAAAAAGGATACATATAAGATTCTGTATCCTTTTTGTCTCCGTGGCCCCAGTGCAGTATGCAGGACGTCTCTGACTTCCGCTTCGAAGGCAAAAAAGTTCTTTTGACTTTCTCTCAAGTTCGCCATTATGAGCACATCGACGAGTTGATGGGCTTTCATTTGGCCTTTCTTCCTCCTTGTTCTTTTTATTTGATTGGTCATGAACGCCATGCTGATGGTGGTCATCACTATCATTTGGTTATTTGTTTTGTTGACAAGTACCGTGTCCGTGGTTCCGATTGTTTTGATTGGATGTTCGACTCCCATCCCAATATCCGTCCTATCAAGGCTGGCCGTGCCAATCTTGAACGTGCAATTAAGTATTGCAAAAAAGATGATGATTTCATCGAAGATGGTGTCAATCCATGTGCAAGTGATCAACCTAAGCCAATGACTTTGATCTGGGAGGCTATCAAGGCTGGCAAGTCTGATCATGATATTCTTGAAGAATATGGCCGTTTTGCTTTTACGCATTTGCGTCATATTGCGGATGCTCGTGCTGTGTGGGAGGCTGGAAAACCTCTTGTTTTGAAGCCGTATGTTGTTCCTGTTTATGATCGTGGTCTTCAGTATGGTGATGTCCATGATGCTTCTGTTCAACGCATGTGTGCTTGGATTGAAGATAACATCAATGTTGTTCGAGGCCCGCGCCAAGAACATTTGTGGATTGTTGGTCCTACCAAGATTGGAAAGACTCGTCTTTTGTCTCAATTGTCGTCTATGGTGTCTACCTTTTCAATGCCTATGAATGGTTATTGTAATGGATTTCGTGATGCTTTTGATTTGATTGTCTTTGATGAGTTTGAGGGGCAGTATACCCCGGCCTTTATGAAAGGTTTTTGTCAGGGATTTCCCTTTACGGCCAACTATAAGTTGTCGTCTGTGTCTCCT